TGTTATTTTGTAAATCATGTTGCCTCGCAGGGATTCGGACCCCGATAGCGACCTTCAAAGGGTCGTGTCCTACCAGATTAGACGACAAGGCAATGTTCATACACTTAGACTGTGGTGCAACGAGAGGGATACATAATCACCACGCAATCCCGTTGTGGTTCGTCTGCTAGATTACTCGCACCGCCACAGATTAAATGTACGAACGTGTGATACACATACGCCAGTGTCCTCACGCGCGCACCCTAGTTGGATAGGTACGTTAATTTCGCACACTCTCCTAGTAGGACTGATTATTGGACACTGGAATATATGTACCACTACAACAAACGCTTGGCGTGAAAGGCAGACCGTCATACCACTAAGCCGTAGATATGGCGAGACGGCGAGGCTCGGATTGGTGGACTAACCTACCGTTTCTTTAAGCGCAAACCACCTCCCACATCAAACGTTCGTTGTGTATTTCTCACCACCTGTCCCCCGACCACAAGTGGTGCAGGGGATTCGTACATTGCCCAACCTTTCGATTGGGGGACAAGCGATGAGTATTGAGAGCAGGTGGGGAATACGGATTTAGTTTATGCGCCGTATCTTACGGGTTTGTAGTACAACTACAATTAGCCACTTCACATTTATTTGGACACTCCCCCATCTACTCTCAATATGTACTTTCAATGTGCTACTAACATTCTACCACCACTGTATTACTCGCCAATAGGTGCTATGGGGATAACTATTTGAATCTTTCAAAGACCTCTATACAAACAGCCACAACTAAACCAATTACCGCTGGTATCCAAACCGATGACTGGGGCATGTGGTTCCACAACAGATAGCCCCATGAAATGAGTGACGTTGCGAACAGTGCGCCTGATATTCGTAGATTCATTACTTCTCGTTAGTTTCTTCTAATTGAAGGATGGGCATTAAGTCGATGTCTTTGATTATTTCGTGACATACACGCTCAACCTCTGGGTGTTCTCTTTCTACTCTCCCACCAGCATCTATTTTGTACGATGAGTGTGCGATAAGGTCTTTGAATTGCTCTTTAACCTCTTTCACAAACTCGCGGTGTTTTGCGATACAAAACTCCAATGTATGTTTACCGTCTGCTTCATGGCCGATTTCTTGTAACCACTTTGCGTACTCATCTCTCAATCGTTGTTCGTATGTTGGTTGGGTCATCGTAGTAGTTCTGCTTCGCGCCTTTTTAATTCCTGTCTAGCCCACGTTCGTTCGGGAAACGGTTTGCGACGACCGTTGTTCGGCAAATCGCACAACCATTGCAGGTAATCAGATGGGACATCTTGGTACGTCTTTCCCTTGTGTTTACCGAATCTAATAATGCGCTTTTTCATAGTTACTTATCCAACCGTGCTTTACGGTCTGCTAATGTTGCTTCGGCTTCTGCGATGGCTTCTGCTTCGGTTTTATGTACGTTATAGGAGTCAAAACGGCGATGGTCTACTGGATGCTCGTTCCATATATCGTAATCAGCAGTACCACTTCCATTAGCAAACCAATATCTTTCGTTTATTGACGGCTTCCACCTCTCTGCTTTGATTGGGGTGAGGTTTGATTCGTTGATAGTTACGAGCATTTTGTTGTACCAACATTGACAGTGTGTACCGATTCGATTGTCCAACTCCACCGTCTCTCCCTTTCGTACCGCGCAGTCGTTTGTTACGAGTGCGAATTGTCCTGATTTGAGCATGTTATTCTCGAATCAACTTATAACCGTAGCCCTTATCGTTTGGCTTTGCTGTCTTTGCGTAACGTACAGTTCCGTCTTTGCCGATAATTACAACTTTGTTTGCTGTCTGCTCGATAACCTTTCCACCGAAATAATCATCTACAAACTTTGCGTACTGTTGAGGAAGTATAAGTTCTCCACCGCAAATAAGACCATCGAATCCAGCGATACTCTTTCCATAAAAGTCCATCTTGTCGGTTACTTTTTCAAGTACATTTTTCAAATCACGGGCTTCTTTCAATTCCTGTTCCAGTTTTAATACTCGCGCCTGTGAATCATTTATTGACTTATCCTTATGCTCAATAACCTGATTGTGATACTTCTTTGTTACAAACATTTTATTTCCGTATTACTCTAACCGCTAATTCTCTCTCGTCTGCATACATCTCTAAAAACTCTGACAATAGATTTCTCAAAGCTTCACATTTAGTTACTCCAACCGTTGCACAAATATTTGAGAACTCTTTCTCGTCGTCTTTGTGTGTGCGGAATGAGATTGTTCGTGTTGTTATCATATTTACATTCCACTTCTCGCCATATCACCGACGAGTTGTGCGTGCTTCTTAGCCAACTTGATAACTTCTAGTGCGCGTTCTACGAGTGCCTTTTGCTTTCGTGCTTCGGTGTATTCGTCTGATGCTTCGATGACAATTTTTGCGTAGGCGGCGGTTTGCCCGTTTATTACCAATTCCGCACGTTTCTTTGCTACGTTCTGTTCTAAGAGAAATAGTTTGTCCTGCTCTGGTTGCAACAGTACGTTTACTCTCTCGGCGCAACGAACGTACACATCTGGTGGTATCACCTGACCTTTCTCTGCGATGTCGGAGAGGTAGTCGATAATCTCTTGTACGTTTTTCATCGGTTAATGAAACCTACTGTTGCAGAAGACACTACTGCTAGTAATGCAGTTGTTGCTAGAACTTGAAGTGCTACCAAGTTCCCGAACCAAATCAAATAGATAATTGTAACTGGGATAGTTACTGCGCAGATAGCGAATATTCCAATCGCTAAGTTTTCAATAAAGTCTTTCATTTGAAGATTGCGTTATAGACAACCAATCCAACGACAACGGGTAGAGACACCATGAGTAGGTAGAATCCTATGTAAGCAATGATTGCACACAAACTCAGGAAAAATACCAACGTGTTTTTTATAAAATCCATATTACTTGCTTAGGGTATAAACAATATTTGACACAAAAACTACAACTGCAATTCCGTAACAGTACAAGGCAACAATACCCTTATCGTTTAACGCGAACACATAACCACTCAATAACCAAAACCAACCAATAATGTTTAGAATCATATTTACTTCACTAATTCATAAACAAACGTGCGCGTCGTCTTTCCTTTCTTGTTGCGCTGGTAGTAGGTGTGAAATCTGATTCCGTCGGCTTTCAGTTGGAACATGTGTGCCGACAATCGTAGGATTCTATTTTGTACTGCCCATACGTTTGTAATTTTACCGTCGCGATTAAGTTTGTTGAGGACAATAAGGTATTGGGTTTTCATACTTTTTGATTTAGTTAGAAAAAATCTTTTGTTTTAATTTTTACCATGTCGCCATTAGCGCAATGCCACACAATGCCCTCAATGCCACAATTGTTTCCGTACTTACTTTTTTGTTCAGGCAACCACTTTTTTAGACCTTCATAGTCGGTAGGCACATTTTCAAAAATAGGTGCTTGATTGAGTGTAAAGAAGACGACCTTGTGTGAATCAAGATTGAGCGGGTTTCCTTGAATGTTCTGACCAACAGCTTCACCACTCCATTCACCGTCTGGAATCTCTGAAAAATCTGTTCCTCTTACTGCCTCCATAATCCACTTGTCTTCCGCACTATCGCTTGCATCTACATACCAAGGTTCAATGATGCCCTTGTGCTTCTGTATCTTATCTGGGTTTCTGCGCTTCTCAACACGCACAACGGTGTGATTTCGCACTGTTACTCTGATGTTTGTACCGTCGATTTTCTCTGTTGCCTTTGCATTTACAAAGACGGAAGTATCGACAGCATACTCGTCAATTATTTTTCCACCGTTTTCTGCATTTCTGACAAAGATTGTTTTAATTTTTCTCATTTTGATTTAATTTAGAAACCGATGTCGTCTGCGTTGTAGTCCGTTGGATAATTATCAACCATTACGTCTGGCTTGCGTTCTGGTGCTGGTGGTACTTCCTTTGGTTCTGGCTCTGAAAGTCCGTAGGTGTTCACCGCGAAATACCACTTACCGTTCTTAGATACCTTGATGTCTGCGCGAATGTATCCCTTATCGTTGATGTACTGCGGATTCTTTCGCATAAACTCCGCGAATCGTACTGGGTCGATACTGATTGCGCCTTTGAGGAATGTTGGTGCGCCGTCGCGTGGTGGGTAAATGCTAAGTCCGTCGATAAAAATTGTTTCAGCCATTTTAGAATGCTAGTTGTGTAATAAGGTCGTTAATTTCTGCAAGCGTCGTCTTCTGATACTCGCGGTACTCCTCTACGTCTTCCGCCACTGAATCGCGTTTGATTGCGATGTAGTGGAATGGGAGAGCAGTAATGCGTGGGTCGTAGAAGCAGAAGTAGAGCGTTTCAAGGTCTTCGTTCACAATAAAGTATTGCAACACTTGGAACTCGTACTCGTCTGGTACTTCCTTTTCAAAGTACGCTTTGAGGTGTTTTGCACCTGATAGACATTTTATCTCAACCGCTTCTGACCACTTGCCGTCGTTGTCGATAAGTCCGTCTGGCGAGAGTGTGATGTCGTCGTTGTCGTTTGCGTAGCACATACCAATCGCGGTCGATACGGTCTTTCCTGTTGTCTCCTCAAACTTCTTGCGTGCTTCGTCTTCCAAGCGATGACCACGCTCCATTGGGTCTTCTGGTTCTTCCTGTACTGAAAGACGCTCGGCAATAAGTTCGTAGAATCCAATCTTCTTGCCTGTACCGCGCTTCACTACGATGTCGCCAAGTTTTGAGCCAGTGATTTTACCGCGGCGTGCTTCCAACCAAGCGTCTGTGTTTTGCTCTACGTTTAGAATCTTCATGTTACTTGGTTAGTTGCTTCTTCATGCGCTCTTTTGCTTCGACAATCTTTGGCTCTCCCATAAGACCGCCAAGTGCTGTAAAGATGCGCTTCAATTCGTCGAGGTCGGAACATTCTTCAAGGCGTACTACTGCTTCGTCTACCTTGTTGCCCTTGTACTCCTCAAACTCTTCCATTTCCTCTGATGATGCGATTGCACCGTCGGCAAGGTAACCCATGTAGGCAAGTGCGCGACCGACTGCGATTGTCTCCAACTTCTCGAATGACTTGTCGCCTGACTTAATCGTACCGTACGCCGTACCTGTTGCTCGCTTGGAGTGTTCGTCTTTGAGGTCGTGAATTACTGTTGCCTTGATAAGTGCGTTTCCACCGTCGAGAGTTACGCTCGTTTCGATTGCACCGTTTGTCGTTGCTTCTCGGAACGCTTTGATGCGGTCTTTGACCTGTGCGTACTCCTTTCCTTTAAGGTCGATTGTTTTTACTTTCATACTTGTTGGTTTATACCCTCTAATTGCCGTCTATTTGCCCCGTGGCGCGATGTTTTAGTAAAAGATGATACTTGGTACTACTTGCACGATTCTGCGTACAATTCCCACGATTCCTGCGCTGTTCCAGTGAAGCCATCTAGGGCTACCATTTCGTCTACGCACGCGCCGATGTCCATGAGCGCAACTGCTCGGCTTTCTGCGTACTTGTTAAGTGCTAGGAACGCTAGTATTGCGATACAGACGGTGATAAAGATTTTCATTAGTGATGTTCGTGGTGTTAATTCTCTGATGTGGCTTATCTCCGTGTAGAGTTTTGGTGATTTCCTGTAATTCATTACTTTCTTGAAAGCCTCTTCTTCGGTACTTGCTTTCACAAGTATGTTTCCTTTTTCGATTGGCTCAGTAGTTGGAAATTGACTTCTAACGCGCACGACGTATTCGATGTAAAAACTTTGCATTATGCGTTCACCTTTACGTTTGTAAGTTCTGCAAAGAATGGGTGGTCGAGAAGTGATACCCAGCGACCTGTGAGCAAATCGAAACGGCGGATAGGGTCATTCTTGTGCATACGACCGTCGATGTCCGAGCGAAGTACGAGATACGAACCGTTGTTATCTTTGAGCGAAAAGAAGAATGGGTGGCGAGCGTCGTCGATAACGTATGTCTTGCCGTTGTACTCTACCTTGTCGCCTACTGCGTGCGTGTAACCGTTTACTGAGAAGCCTTTGTTGTCGTTGTTCATACTTTTTGATTATTGGTTTTCTCTTAAATCTTCCTTGACCCTGTTTTCCGTGTCTGCCCAACTGTTGTCTCCCCAAGCATCTGAGTACAGTTCGATTGCATCTTTGACAAATGTCGGGAGTTTTTTTTGCAAACGCGCACCTTGGACAATCGCTAGGACAAATAACCGTTCTTGCTTGTAATTCATACTTTTTGATTACTTATTAACCTTACTAGTACATAGTACACGCAACGGTTAAATGTGTAAACACCCTAGGTGTGGATAACTCAGTAACCCGTACCAAACTCATATTTTGCAAGGCGGTTGTAGTACGCAACAGCAACTTCTTTTTGTTCGTACCAATCCTGCGCGTCTTTTTCAAAAATACCTAGATTCACAAACACGGCGTAGGTATTGTCTTTCGGGTCTTGAATCAAACACACGTTACCGCGACCGTTTTTTCGCTTGCTACATTCAAGTACTTTCATTTCCTCCACGCTACTTGCTTATAATCACGGTCGAGCGCATTCAGGAAAAACCCGTACAACCCGTTATGCAATACACTCGGCTTTCCAATCGGCGCAATTTCAAACATCACTTGTGGGTCTGGTACTAATCGCTTTGGATTACTCTCAAACCAAGGTGAAAGAAACTCTGTTGCCTTTTCCATATCCTGCTCGGTTACTTGCTTACCAGTGCGAGCGTGGAAAAAGAAACGGTAGTAACGACGAGCGAAATGCTTTGCGCGGTCTTGTGGACTTTGGCGTAGTACCTTGGCTTCAATCTCCGACAACTCTTTGAATCCCTGTTCGTAATCCATTAGTTCAACTTACGCTGTTCATCGCTAAGCAATCGTTTGTCTCCGCTGGCGATAACGTCTTGGACTGTTTGCTTTGCTTCGGCAATAAGATTTCGCATAGTGTTTTCCAATCCGCGACCACGAATATCATTCCAATCGTCGCTATCGAGTTTGTGGCTAGGATTCCAACCGAGTGTGCGGTGGAAATCTGGTACTACCGCGCTGATGTGCGTTCCCGTAATCGAACCCATCTCAAACGCGACATTTGTTCCTGTGATGTGCGCGTAGATTGCTTTCTTCAATTCGCTTTCAGTAATCGGAATGTAATCGTCTTGGTTAAACCCACGCATGACTTTGAAGTATTTGATGTTCATAGAATGAAGTTACGTTGTTTAGTAGTTTCTGTTTTGTTTTTTGCTTTGTTGATTGCTGATTCCAGTTGAGCGTAGCGTTCCAGCAGTTGCAGGGGTGTTGTAATCGTCGGCATGTACGCAATCTTGTTGCTCATGGGTAACGTGTCGCGGACAACCTTTATCGCTTGGTCATACCCGACATTCTCGATTAGGGCTTCACACGCTTTCCGTTGGGTCTTGTTGCCGTAGTACCGTGAGCAAGCAGGGTTGATTACCTCAAACTGTTTTATCAGTTCTCCAATCTGACGATTAACAATAGGATTCCCTGCGACGGTTTCGTCGCTAATATGTGTTCCCTTCTTATGTGTAACCCTTCTATGTGTTCCCTTAGTGTGCACGTGGTGCACTTGGCTCGTGTCGTTATTTGCACTTGGCTCTGTCGTATTTTGCACTTGGCTATCCACGCGCATCTGGTGCACTTGGCTATCTTTCGGCAACCACACTGACTTATCAAGAAGTGTGTACGTGTTGTTTAGCCACGTTGCATTTTCTCGACGTGTTCTCTCTTTACTGACAATATTCCACCTAACAAGTATTGCTATTGCGTTTACAATACTTCTCTTACTCAAACCAAGTTTTTCAGCCATTAACTCAACCGACGGGAAACTTTCTTGGTTTCTATCTGCGTGCCTACAAAGGCACAAATACACTCCTGTCGCGTTAATACCGCACAACCGCGCGTATCCGTTAAGGTACGCATCGTCTATGTGGAATTGCTCTTTGTGTCGAGCATCTCGAACTTTGAACTGTTTTTCCATTTGGGCGTAGCCCTTTGTCCTACTCACCTCCTTGCGAGTGATGAGTAAGACAGAGGGCGCAAGGATTACTGACTAATGAACGGACTCGCACAGTATAGCATCGAAACGCACATAGCAACTGTGGATAAGAAAAAGCCCCGTGAGGGACTTAATCTTGCTTCGGTGGATTGCGCGGTCTACCACCTTTCTTTCCATTCTCTCTCGACGCTTTTGCTTTCTTTTCAGAACGCATAGAACCAAGAGCGACGGCGTACGGGTTTTTAGGTTTGTTAGATTCCATTAGTTTCTGAAAAAATCGCGAATGCTGATGTCGCTATCGCAAACACTGATAAGTTCGAGCAACACTCTAACTTGCTCGAATCTCGTTAGTCGCTGGAAACTGTCGGTGATAATCTCGTCTTGGTCTTCGTAAGGTGCAGGTGCGTTGTCGATGTTTCGGAAGAAACTAACAAGCGCACCGCGGTTCATTTCATTTTCGTTGAAGTTCATACTTTTGATTTAGTGGTTTTTAGGTTTGTCGGTTTGCATTAGCGAAGTCCGTTCTTGCGCAATTCAACTGGGACACCAACTGCTTCCATGATGCGACGAGCCTCATTGTTCCAATCGCGCTTATTCATCATGTCGTCGTGAATGAAACAACCACGAGCATTGTTGAAAGTAATGTGAAGTGTACCGTCGTCTTCTGCAATATCCCAATCTGTATCGTCTGCGACAAAGACATCATCTGCACCGTTGTCTTCAAACAAATCACGAGCCTCCATAAATGTTGGTAGATTTCTGATTGCAATCTCAATTTCTTTTCTTGCAACGCTTACAGCATTTTCAGCCTTGTGCATTTCTCTGATAAATGGTTCTGCTTCTGCGCGTGCCTCTCTAAATGATTGTTCTTTCTGAGCGAGAATGTTGCGGAGTTCTTGAATTGAGTTTTTCATACTTTTTGTTTAGTTTGTAAGGTCTTATTACCTTACTAGTACACTATAATCCGAGCGCTGGGTTTTGTAAAGTGCCTACATGGGGATAACTGTGGATAGTGAAAAACGCATATGTAGCAACGATAGAAAACGAAAACCGCCACGGTTAAGGCGGTTTCCACTACGAGAAGATGATTGAAATGAATTGAATCCGTAGGAGTAGAACCCCAGTACATCGGGGCGTGTATAGTATAGCATTCCGTGGTATAATCTGTATATGCCTATGAAGAAAGGAACCTCACAAAAAACTATTAGCAAGAATATCCGCGAACTATACGCAGATAACAAGAAAAGCGGAAAGGCACGCGGTGCAAATGGAAAACCACGAGGCAAGAAGCAAATCATTGCTATCGCACTAAGCGTCGCTGGTAAATCAAAGAAGAAGTAATGCGCGTTTCCAAGGAAGCAAAAAAGAAATACGCCAACGGAACAACCTACAAGGATTCCGAGGGTAAAACACATAAGCGTGTAGCATTCCCTGGAACAAAACGCGCAGACGCATATTGCGCTCGCTCATCGGGGCAAAAGAAAACACCAAAGGTATTAGCACGCAGACAAGCGTGGGGTTGTAAAGGAACTAAATCAAAGTAATGGAAATAAAGCCATACGAAAAAAATGCAAAGCAACACCCTGAAAAACAGGTTGAACTAATTGCACGTTCAATTCAAAGATTTGGCTGGCAACAACCTATTAAACTTGGCTTAGATGGTTTTATAATCGTTGGTCATGGTAGATACATGGCTTACGAGAAGTACGGTCAGAAGTATTCTCTCAAAGAACCGTGGGTTATTGACGAAAACGGTAAAACTATTTCAGGCGAACCAGAGCAACGCAAACTAACAGAAGCGGAGGAGAAAGCATACCGCCTAGCAGATAACCAGATAAACGCTTTATCGGGCAACGACAACTCACTGGTAATCGAAGAACTAAAAGAAATCGACCTAGACAATACTGGACTGGTTGAACTTACTGGTTACGACCGCGACCTGATTATTGAGCCAGAGGAAAAAGACGACGACGTACCAGAGGTACCGAAAGAACCTATTAGTAAACTTGGCGACTTGTACGAACTAGGAAAACACCGAGTATTGTGCGGTGACAGCACAAGCATGGAAGACGTCGGCACTTTGATGAAAGGGCTTAAAGCAGACATTGTAGTCACCGACCCACCGTACAATACTGGAATGCAAGGTAAGCCAGGAGATGAGAAAGCCAGGCTTTCTCATATGTTCAACGACAAGATAGAAAACTGGGAACAGTTCCTGTCAGACATATTTGCAAACTATGTACTCAACACGAAAGGAGATTGCGCTTTCTATGTATTTATCGACTGGAGAAAGGTCGGTGACATACGTCAAGAGATGGAAAAGCACATGGATGTTAAGAACGTGATTGTCTGGGATAAGAAAGTCCACGGACTTGGTAGTGACTATAAGTCCACTTACGAACTGTGTATTGTTGGTAAAAAGGGAAACCCTGAAATAAAAAACAGGTTTGGACTTGATTATCAAGACATTTGGAGATTGCAAAGAGAGATGGGTAGAAATAAAGACCACGCTACTGCTAAACCTGTTGAACTTTGCGAGAAACCTATTAAGCACGCAAGCAAAACAGACGATATTGTTATGGACTTGTTCCTAGGTTCTGGGTCTACACTTATTGCTTCGGAAAAGACACAACGCGCTTGCTACGGTATGGAACTCGACCCTAAGTATGTAGACGTTATCGTATCAAGATACGTTAAGTACACAGGTAACAACCAGATAATTAAGAACGGTGAACTAATCACATGGCAGGAAGACCAACAAAACTAAGCGACGAGATTCTTCGCAAAATTGAAGAGGTCGCTGCACTCGACGGAACCATTGAAGAAATGGCGTATTACGCGAACATACACCGCGCTACTCTTTATAGATGGATTGAAGACGACGACGAATTACGCGACAGAATACAGGAGTTACGGGAACGACCTATATTGCTCGCTCGTCAAACGGTTGTTAAGTCACTTAGCGACCCTGACCACGCTTTCAAATATCTTGAACGTAAGAAGAAGTCAGAGTTTGCACAGCGTGTAGAACAAACGGGTAAAGACGGTGAACGCTTGATTCCAGAATCATTCACACCAGAACAACGTAACGACTTGCTATCACTATTGAACGGGAATGACGAAGAAAGCCCTCGCGAAAGTAATTGATGGTACCCCAGCAGAAAGAAAGTTCCTTTGTGAACACTCTTTTCTGTTGTTCGCCATTTACTATTTCAAAGAGTATTTCAAATATCCAATCGCGCAGTATCACAAAGACTTCTCGCAAGATTGTCATGACTTGGTAGATGGAAGAATCAGAGAAGTTGCGTGGATTGCTTTCCGTGAATCTGCAAAGACCACGTTCGCTAAACTATTCGTGATATGGCTTGTGGCGTACAACAAACGTCGCTACATCAACATTGACTCGTACGATAAGGAAAACGCCGAGCGTATTCTCTTTGACGTTGCATTTGAATTGGTAAACAACAAACGCTTACAATCAGATTTCGGCGTTCTGTTCTCAAAGCAACGCGGTATAGATGATGTTAAACAGAATCGTATCAACAACTTCATTACTGAAAACGGTATCCGTATTGAAGCGCACTCAACACAAGAATCTGTGCGCGGTCGTATTCACTTGAATCAACGACCTGATGCTCTTATCGCAGACGATATTGAAACCAACAAGACAAAGGATAGTCCTGCGTACACTAAGGCAGTACGCGACCACATCACAGAAGCACTCGCTGGTATCGCGCCAGAGGGATTCATTCTGTACTTGGGTAACTACATTACAGAATCGGGCAACATTAACTGGCTCATGGAACGCGCCAAAACAGACCACAAACTACGCATACGCAACATTCCTATCATGATTGACGGTAAACCAACGTGGGAAGCAAAATACGCGCTCACAGACGCAGAAGCAGAAGCCACTGGTAAGGTATCTATCGAGGACAAACAGCGTCAATTA